TTCGGCTTGCTCATCGTCCTCGTCATCCCCGATTTCGCCGGCCGCCAGCAAGCGCGCCAGCGCTTTCAGTTTCCCGACTTGCCCTTGGCGCCGTTGGCCTGCAGGTAGCCCGCGAAAACCAGCGACACCATGCCGCCGACCATGCCCATGAGCGCCTGGAGCGCGACGGGGCCGGCCGGCACGGGCTTGCCCTCGTCGGTTTCGAGCGCGGGCTTGCCGATCCAGCTGAGCATTTCCAGCCCGCAACCCTCCAGGAACTCCAGCACCTTGACCTGCTCGGCCAGGGCCTGCTCTTGTTCGGAGAGGTCCTGGCGGCGAGCGGCCAGGCGCATGCCAAAGGGCTTGTCTTCGCCGCCGTCGTTCAGGGTGAACTTGACGTCGAATTCGAGGCGGTCGGACACGACCAGCTTGTAGGCGGCCTTGGTCATGCTCAGAAGCTGGTCGGGATGCCGTCGAGGGTGATGACCACGCGCTGCTTGAGCACGTTCTCGAAGGTGGGCAGCGGCGAGCTGCTGACGGTGCCGTAGGCGTAGACGTAGTAGCCGCCGGGCAGCACGATGCGCATGGCCTTTTTGCCGGCCACGCGGCTGGTGGCCACCAGGGCCTGCTGGTCGGCGCGGGCGCGGTCCCAGCCAAGCACCATTTCGATGCTGGCGCCCGAGAAGCCGGTGAAGATGCGCACGCCGCTGCGGCGGTCGTAGGGGCGCAAGTCCTCGAAGCTGGCCTCGCCACCGCTGCCGCTCACCTGCAGGATCTGGCCCATGGCGGTCCAGCCGGCGATGCGCTGCGCCGTGCCGGCCGAGCTGGCGGCCGGGTAGACGGTGGTATCGGTGGTGTCGTAGCCAGCCACCGTGAAGGTGTTGGTGGCGACGCTGGAGGCGCGCACGACGGCGCCGTTGAAGTCATCCCACCCGTTGAACAAAACGATTTCGTCGTTGTTCGCGTAGCCGTGCGCGGTGGAGGTGACCACGGGCGGGCTGGCGTTGCTGATGCCGGAGACGACCTTGGCCGCTTCCAGCGTGGTGCTGATGGCGAACTGTGCGCCTTGCAGGGTGAAGTAGGACATGGTGCGGCTCCTTCGGGGTCAGACGATGAGGGTTTCGGGCTGGCCTTCCACCGTCAGGTAGGAGGCCTCAAGGAACAGGGACACGCGGCCGGTGCGGCCGTCGAGGCCTTCGCCGTCGTTGACGTCGCGGCGCACGGCGACGGCGTGGAGCGGGTACGGCGTGGGCGTGGCGTGCAGGACGGTGAGGGCCTGGGCCTGCAGGGTGTCGAGCGTGGTTTCGAGCGTGTCGAGGCCGGCGGCGTAGCCGTCGGCGCGCAGGCGCAGGCGGTGCTCGCTCATGCCGGGCTGGGTGATGGCCTGGGGCGCGAGGTCTTCGGCGTCCAGGGCGACGAACCAGCAGGGCAGCTCGGACTCGGTGGCGGGGTGGTAGCGACCCTCGAAGACGCGGCCAGCCGAGAGCGCCACGGCGGCAAGGCGCGTGGCGACTTCCTGGCGGACCTGGGCGGCGGCGAGCATGGCTTACCCCTTGCCCAGCACGAGGAGGTGGATGGCGCCGTCAGGGGCCTGGGGGAGCACCTGACGGACCTTGTAGGAGGTGCCGGCGCGCACCAGCTGCTGGCCGGTGGCGGCGGCGGCCGAGGCCGGGACCTCGGCCGTGGTGGCGGCGGTGGCGAAGCCTTCGAGCACCACTTCGCCCTGCAGGTTGAAGATGCCGCGCACGGGCGAGCCCGCCAGCTGCAGGTCTTCGCCCAGCAGGTTGAAGTAGGCGTCGAGGTCGTCCATGGTCAGGCGTCGGCCTTGGTGTCGGCCTTGGTCTCAGCCTTGGCCGGCTTGGCCGCCTTGACCACCTGGGCGCTGGGGCTGGTGGGCTTGGCGGCGGGCTTGGCGTCGTCGTCGCCCTCGATGCGCTCGACCTTGCCGGCGGCGCGCAGTTCGGCGCCCAGCACCGGGGTGAGGGCGACGATGCTGCCGGGTTCGACGCGCTCGCCATCGATGAGGATGGCGCGCAAGACCGTGTGCTTTTGCATGACGCTGGCCCGATCAGGTGATGGAGGTGGCGCGCGAGAAGGCGGCGGCCTGGCGGATGCCGACGTCGACCGTCTGGATGGCGCGGATGCCGGTGATGGCGGCGGCGAAGTTGGCGTAGGGGTTGAGCGCCATCTCCAGGAAGCCCCACTCGCCGATGACCACCTGGCTGAAGTCGCCGAAGGTCATGGACGCAGCGGTGACCTGCGTGGTGGTGGTGGCCGTGAAGCCGCCCAGGGTGCCGTCGAGCACCGAGCCAGTCCACAGCGGGCTGTCGGTGCTGGCGAAGCGCTGGCGCTGCATGAGGGCGCCCGCGATGGCCGGCGTGGTGACGTAAGCGCAGCCCGGGGTGAGGGCGTTGCCGGCCGCCACGTCGGTCTGGAACTCGATGACGCCCGCGTAAGCCAGCGAGGTGCCGGTGACCGAGCCAATGCCTGCGGTGTTGGCGATGCCGGTGGGTTGGCCGGAGGCGCCGGAGCCTTCGAGCGCGGCCAGGTCGATGGCCAGGGCCAGGACGCGGGCAAAGTCGTTCATGACCAGCTGGTCGGCGGCCGGGGTGGCCTGCAGCATGAGCAGGCGGCTGACCTCGGTGTAGGCGCCCAGGGTCTTGGGCGTAAGCGCCAGCTGGCCGATGGTCTGCTGGGTTTCGGTGATGGTGGCGGCTTCGTTGGCCAGCCAGTTGGCTGTGGCGGCGCCGGTTTGGCGCGGGATGGCCACGTTGCCCACCAGGCCCGGGAGCATGGTGGCGCCCAGGCGGGCGACCACGGCACGGGCGCGCAGCAGGTCGATGAAGCTGGCGGCGGCCAGGTCGGTGGCGACCATGTTGCCGCCCGCGGTGGGCGTGCCGACCGTGAGGTCGCGCTTGGCGGCGCCCAGGCTGGCGTGCTGGACGTCGACCGGGACGAAGAAGCCGCCGTTGACCGCCTGCTCGATGCCGGCGCGCTTCATGATGGCCTCGTGCGCTTCGCGCTCGACGCCGGCCTTGCTCCAGTCCTTGTCCACCAGGGCGCGGATGGCGCGCAGCACGCTGTAGCGCTTGACGTCGCTGGCGGGCATGTCCAGGTGCGGCACGGCCGTCGTTTGCGCGGCGGCCACGGCGTTCATGATTTCGCGGCGGGCGTCTTCGATGCTGCCGCCGTTGTTCAGGTGGCGCAGGGCGATGTCGCGGGCGCCAAACTTGGCGAACTGGTCGCCCAGGGCGAGCAGCTCGGTGGCGCGCTTTTGCTCGGCCTTGCGGGCCTCGGCGGCGACGTCGCTGGTGTTGAGGGCAGGCGCCTCGATGGCGGCCGGCGCGGTGGCTTGGGGGGTGGTCATGGCGCGGTTCTCCTGAGGCGCGGGGGTGATGAGGGGGATGCGGGGGTCGCTGTCGTCGCCGGTGCCGGCACTGCGGCCGACGCCGACCGTGGCGTCAGCGGGGACGCTGACCAGGGAGACCTCGTAGGGCTCCCAGTCGGTGACGCGGTAGGTGTCTTCGCCGTCGTCGCCGGTCTCGACGAGCTGGGCCTTGTGGATGAGGTAGCCGACCGAGACGTTGGAGCGGATGCCGTCGACCACGTCCTGGAAGATTTCGGACGCGCGGGCGCTGTTGCCGAAGCGGACCAGGGCGCGGGCCACGCGGTCGGCGCCCAGCGTGACGGACTCGACAACGCCGATCTGGTCGCGGGTGTCGTGGTCGCACAGCAGCGGGGCGCGGCCGTTGCCGATGCGGCCCTGGCGCATGGCGGTGGCGGTGCAGTCGAGGATTTCGACGCCCCACCAGCGGGTATAGGGCTCTTCGCTGGCGAAGGACAGCTCGACGGTGCGGGCTTCGGCGTTGACCGCCGAGCGCTCGACCGCAAAGGCGCGGGCGGCGCGGGTGCCGGGCTTGAGGGTGGTGGCGGCCTTGCTCATGGGCCGCCATGGTGTTCACTTGGCCCCTGCGTTTTCAGGGGGAAAGTTGCACTGCGCGGCTACGCGGCCGGCTCGGGGTCTGGCATGCCCTGCCCGGCCTGCGCGCCACCCTGCGGCTGCAGCGGCTGCTGGGTGGCGAGCTGCACGCCCAGGCTGGTGGCCATGGCGTTGGCGGTCTGGATCTGGGTGAGCACTTCCTCCAGGTCCTGGCCCATGGCCGAGGCGACCTGCTGCGGGCTGGTGAGGCCGGCCTGCATGGCGAGGATGTTGGCCTCGACGTCCTTTTTGGGGTCCACCCAGGTCCAGCGGCGGCCCTGGAAGGCGTGGGCGGTAAAGCGGTCCAGCTTCGCAAGGGGCAGGCTGCTGCCGTTGGGCATGCGGCATTGGCCGTTGGCGAGGGCAAAGCGCAGCCACTCGGCGAAGACGGG